CCCGTGGCTTGGTTGCAGACATGCGTGGCTCTTTGCCGTAGCGCTCTACCTTCTCCATTTCGGATCTACTTGGGCGCGCCCCCACTGGAGCGTCCAGGCAAAGCACTGAGTTGGAAATCGCCCTGCCAATTGCGCTGGTCTCTCCATTTTCCAGCGCTGAGGTTTTGTTTACGGGTGAAGCGCCTACTATCTCTTCAGCGTAGCCGGTGGCTACTGGTGTCACGTCATCTCGGTCTAAATAAATCTCAGCCTTAACGATAAAACTGCGGTCACTGTGGAATACCAGATCCGTCAAAACTCTGGCTTCTGGGAATTTGGTATACAGCCTGCGTAATCTAAGTTCAACTGTCTCATACGCGTCAAGATCAAACTTACCTGCCATGTGCTTGCCTTTCGTTTGGGGAGCAGTACCTGCTCTGTCACGACAATTATGAGCCAAAAATTACAAATGTCAGGGATTGAGCGTGGCGAGTCGCGTGAAATAATTTGTAACCAGTGGCAAACTACTGGTATGTCCAAAACGCCTGAAACCCCACCCAGCGGCAAAATCACTATCAGCCTGCACCAACTGTGGGTTGAGGTGGAGCATGAAGCGTCATACCCCGATCAAATTTCGGATCTAAGCAACCGCGCTCTTGAATTATTCAAATTTGCCCTTGATCACTGCAAGCAAGTAGGCATTGACATTCGTGAGGTAGATCCGTATGTGTTTGAAGATGAGGATGACGCGTAATGTGTCTATCTTGCGGGAATTGCAGTTCTGAACACTCTCGCACTGTTGATGACTCTGTAGACGCAGTTTTGGACAGCCCAATTTAATTGCGCTCTTGTTGCAACTCTCCAAAAGTCCTACCTGCTAACCGTTTTCTAAATTGCGGTATGTTGTTTTGAGGTATCCCGATCTTGTTTGTGGGCAAAGTAATCGCCAACAGGTCTGAGGCATCTTGATTCATGTACCCCGCGTCTAAGATTGCAGCGTCATCGGGAAACACCTCAGCATGGCGGTCATTATCTTTGTCAATTAGGTGATCCTCTTTGCCGCCCATACTGAATAGGTATTTAAAGTTGCTAGGACAGCCCTCTGCCAAGACACGCTTGAACATTGACACTTCCTTTGTGTAACAGTAGAAAGTGACCTCTGGGACCAACCTAGCAAGCCTGAGCCACATCTGTAAGTAGTCTTCTGAAAAAAAATCTCCAGCGTCATGGATCCGTACGTGCTTGCCACGCATTTTTGGCTTGGAGACTTCTTCAAGCATTTGCGCAAACCAACCCTGCGGATCCTCAAGTATGTATTCCAGGTTGCGCGTATGACGCCCCTTGACATTACTGAAATTGTATGTGCCGTTGCGCGCATAACAAACTGTTGCGCAAGCGCCAGCATTGGGGCAAGTTTTAATGTTTGTCCCGTTACTAAGTTTCGCCGCGAGCGCGGGTATGCTCCAATTGTAGATCCCGTCAGGTCGCAATTCGCTGTTAGATGACAACAGCGTTGCAGGTCTCAATCCAGCCATACTTTGTATACCGCCGTTACTCTGCCCTTGACTGGGTCAATAAAATGTAGTCGCTGAGAAGGTGTGGCGCTTGCTGCAAGCATTACGCCTGCGTACCTATTGTCACTCTCCGTACTACCCGTTTGATAGACACTACCTTGACCGTTCGCCATTGCCCACTCTGAGTGCGTGTGGTAGTGACCAATGTATACGTCTCTGAACTCCCATGGATAAGATCCTGACCGCCATTTGTTTGCGTGTTGCACAATTGCGCCTGGTGAAGCAAATCCATTTCTGCCAACCTCATCTCCGTGAATTAGTAATGCGCGATAGTTGCCAATCTCTACGCGCTGTATATCTTCAGGACAATCTTGCCACGTCAGCCGCTTTTCTCCTTGAAGCAACTGACGGGCAAGTTCGTAGCACATACGGTCAAAATTGTCTGAGCGTGGCACGTTATCGCGCTTAGATCCAATACGCCCGTGATTACCCCACTCTGCAATGACTGTGACCTTTTCGTAGTTAGTCAGCGCATAGCGCACCACGTCTACGCACAATCGGGATACATTGACATACTGCTCAAATAGCGTTGCGTCCACTTCAAATGCTTGTGTTGGAAAGTTAAACAAACCTTCAACCATGTCCCCGCCAAAACAAATTGTCACTTCTTTAACTGGGTGATCTGCGCGCTGGATCTCGGTAATGCGCACTGCTTTCTCGCAAAACTCCAAAACACGTTTGCGCATAATCTCGCTGTTGTATGAGGTGGTGCGCTTAGCGCCTTGCCAATCCGTCATGTGCCACAAAGCAACTTCACTCTTGGTTTTACGTTTATCTGCAACTGGCGCTGCAACAAGTTCAATTTTGCCCATTGTCAGCATTGCGTCATACGCCGCTTGGTGCGCTGTTTCAACTAGATCCTGAGTGCGCTCTTTCGACTGACGTAGTTGTTTCTGCAAACGCATGAGCGCTTGGCGCAATTCTTTCACGTCATTGCTCTCAATGTCTTCGGGCAAATTCTTAAATTGCTCTTCAAGGCTCATCTGTCATAGCAATCTCTAACCCGTGTTGGGTGTAACCCTGCTTGTCTATCCAACTATCTTCATGCGCTGGGTTTGCCACGCAACGCACAGACTTAAAAAAATCCATCATCAGTGCAACTTGCCACGCTGGTATATCGTCAATGCCCAATAGCGCACCCCAACCCCTACCTGTTTGAGCAAAGTTAGCGTGAGCGGATCCATATTCAATCTGCCTGTTATTTAACACTTCATCTACTTTTGACATCTACACGCCCCAGATCTATGCGCCAAGATTGCCTCATTGCTTGTTTTGTATCCTTCAGCGCGCAATGAACGCAAAATAATTCTTTGAGAGATCCCTTTTGCCCAAGCCTCAGCCAGTGCTTTTTGATCCTCTGCTTTCATTGCATTGACCATGAGCATGTACGCGCAAGGTTGCTTCAAAGTCTCTTTTGCAATTCGATCTTTAAGCGCCATAGGGTTTGCCTTTCCAAGCAAAGCGTAACGCAAAAAACAACAACCGCCAACGCACGACACGCTGACGGTTAGGTGAGCAGTTTACCTAGACTTGCTCAGGTCATTTTCCACCCTGCAAAGGGTTGGAAATTTATTTTGTTTGAGCGCTTTTTTTGGTTGCCTTAGCCGCTTTGTTAATCTTTGCTGTGATTGCGTCTGCAATCAAACCAAACGCAGGATCAGTTTTGTCAATACCGCGTATGGCAGGACCAACTACTGCTGCTGCCGTAGCAAACGCCAATGCGTTGAGATCTTTGACCCCTGCTGCGTAAAGCGCAACAGCAGTAATGGCAAAGTGCCGTAGTGCAGACTTAATCATGTCAATGTGTTTCTGTTCCATTGTTTCCCCTTTATGGACGTGCAACGCCCATGACTAATGAGTAGGCGCGTTTTTTTGTATAAACGCCGTCCCCGTTTGCTTGCGATCCTTTTTTGTCTCCTGACGTGTTGCCTTCAATGCAGGTAAGGTATTTCTTACCGTCATTGCCTACTACTATACCAACGTGGTCTGGCTGAGCGTCATCGTCAAACTGAAAGAACACAATGTCCCCCGCTTGAGCCTGACCCACTGGGACAATTTTGCCCCGTTTGCTGAACCATTTTAAGCCTGCGTCACATGAAGCAAAGCCTTTTTTGGTTGAGGCTGAAACCAATTCAGATAGATTTGCCTGAGCAAAGCACCAAGACACAAACATTGCGCACCAAGGTTGGTTGTTCAACCCGTACCATTTGCCGTACTTTGTGTCGTTGTTGCCTACTTCTTGATAGCCCAATTCACCTTTGGCTGCGTCAATAACAATCATTTTTCACCTTCCTTGTCTTCAACTTGCTTTGGTTTAGATTTTAACCCATTTGCAGACAAAATGCCCGATAGCGTCCCTGTTAAAAACACGCACAAAGTTGACACAAGATCTATAAAAGCAGCGTCATTTGGCGCTTGAGCCATTGGCTGAGTAACAAATACCAGCGCGTACAGCATGGCAAATACAGATCCAGCAAAAACTAACGCCAGCAGTATGCCAATTGTGACAACTAGGCGCGCGTGTAATTCTTCAGGCGTGTATTTACGTCTAAGCATTTTGCTCCACATTAGGTAGTAGATCTTTTGTGCATTGACCAACCGCTTCGCATTGAGGCGGCACACATTCTGCTTTCTTCCAATTAGCGTAGTCTTGACAAGGATAACGCGTGTATCCCTGATAGCCGCACCCGCTAAG